AACTCCGCCCCCTGGTCGGCCCCAGCGGGTACGAACTCAAGCGGATGTTGAACACCGTGGGCATCAACATAGAGGACTGCTATCGTGCCAATGTCTTCTCGCGTCAGCCCGACGGGAATAACCTGCACCTTTACGGCACATCGGTGGAAGCCAACCAAGTTCGTGAGCATGGCCCCCTCGCGGCTAACCCTATTACCTACATGGACCGCGCGCATTCAGGGGAACTTGAGCGGCTTTACGCCGAAATACGTGCGTGCGATCCACACGTCATCATTGCTCTTGGCAACACCGCGACCTGGGCGCTCGGCCTCGGCCTCGGAGTGAAGGCCCTACGCGGCAGTGTACATACAACCTCGGTGACTGGCCGCCCGGTGAAGGTGTTGCCCACCTACCACCCCTCTGTCGTGATCCGCCAATGGGACCTCCGAGTGGTCGCGCTGGCCGACCTCGCCAAGGCCGAACGGGAGTCGCACTACCCCGAGGTCCGTTTCGACAACACCGAGCTATGGCTGAACCCCACACTGGACGACATCGCCGAGTTCGACGCCCGCTTCATGTCGCGCGCCACCCGATGCGCCTGCGACATCGAAACCAAGCGCGGCCAAATCGACTGCGTATCCTTCGCGCCCTCCCCAGACTACAGCATCTCCATCCCTTTTTGGGTCGAGGGGTCGAACCCCAACTACTGGCCCACGGTCCCCGAAGAGTGCGCCGCATGGCGTTGGGTTCACCGCTGGCTCGAACGCGGGGACCTCATCAAGGTCTTCCAAAACGGGTGCTACGACCTCTCGTACCTCCCGCCCACCGGCTGCACCCCACGCAACTGCTCCGAGGACACGATGCTGCTGGCGCACTCATTGTACAGCGAGCTGCAAAAAGGTTTAGGCTTCCTCGGCTCGATCCATTGTAACGCACCTAGCTGGAAGCAGCTTAACCAGTTACACAAACGCAAAAAGGACGAATTCATGAAGGCAAACGATTGATGGTGAAACCCGAAAAACTAACCCCCGCCGACAAGCTCTCCATCCTCAAACTCGCCCTCGGTGGCCTCTCCCAAGCCAACATCGCCAAACGCTTCGGCATCACTCAATCCTACGTCAGCCTCGTGATCCGGGGGCGGAGATGAGGGTTCACGTCCCTGACCTCTACATCCTCACCGACGCGCGAGGGTTCACCACCGCCATCGCTGAACGGACGGAGATTGCCAAGGAACTCGCACGCGTCCCGCTCCTCACTCCTATAACCGTCCATGGCTGGACGCGGGTAGGCTCCCACAGCGCCGTCAGTTGGCGCAAGCTCTCCGAGTACACATGGGACGGGATGCTAGCGTCATGGCATTGAAGCTGAACTCTGCCGACCTCTACACGACGCTGAGCACTCGCGACCTCGACGCTTCCACAACCCGCGCGGCCTACAACGCGCTTGACTCCGCCATCACATTGCGCGTGTTCGATTCCCTCAGCGAAGTGGTCCGCCAACAGAACACCCCACACGCAGCGATTTCCTACCGCTTTGTCCGCGCCATGCAAGGCCCCGCGATGTCAATGGTGCGTCGCGGGATCGCCGTCAACACAAAGGTCCGCCAAGATGAAACTGAGCGATTTCTGGCCATTCGGGCGAAAGCCCAAGCCCTCCTCGACACCCTCGCTAACGCTGTTTGGGGGCCTGAGCACTACACCGTTGTCACCAAGACTGTCGAATGGTTTACCCCCATTGGGAAGCGGAGCCAGCCTCTCACCCCCCAAACGCGCACTGTCCGTGTTGAGTCCGACGCCCAGCGCCCCCGAGGCCTCAACCCCAACTCCGACAAACAAGTCCTCGCCTTCTTCAACATCGCCCTCCACTTCCCCGTCGAGTACGAAATCCGCAAAACCCCACAAGGCAGCGTCCGCACGCCCTCGGCCAACGGCAAAGCCCTTCGCAAGTGGGGCCAAGCGCGGACCAAAGGACCGGGGGTAGATGCACGTGACCGAACAATCCCCGCCGTCAGGCTCGCTGCCCCCTTTGTCAGCCTCATACTCACTATTCGGGACGCCGACAAAATGCTCTCAGTGCTCCGAACTCCATTGGACCCTGACGGTCGAATGCGTTGTAGCTACAACGTGGTCGGCACTGAAAATGGTCGATGGTCCAGCTCAAAGAGTGCCTTTGGGAGGGGCACAAACCTCCAGAACATTACTCCCAGTATGCGAAGAATGTTTTGTGCTGATGATGGCCAATGGCTTATTTCCCCGGACTTGGAACAAGCCGAATCCCGACTAGTCGCCGGGCTCGTCTGGCAAACCACCGGCGACGACACCTATTGGGCCGCCTGTGCCAGTGGTGATCTTCATACAACCGTGGCCCGTATGACGTGGCCGGAACTAGGATGGACAGATGACCAAGCAGCGAACCGCAAGATCGCGAACACGCCCTCCCGTGAACTCCCCAAATTCACTTATCGTGACATATCAAAGCGCCTCGGGCATGGAAGTAATTATCGAGGCACCCCCTTCGGCATTGCCCAAGCTGTGGGCGTACCTCCAAACATTGTCGAAGACTTTCAGGTTCGTTATTTTAAAGCGTTCCCTGCTCTCCCTCAGTGGCACGCGTGGTGCAAACGTCAACTGCTGGATCATCAATATCTGGACACACCGCTCGGGCGCCGCCGTTGGTTCTTTGGACGGCCTAATGAAGACGCGACCCTTAGGGAAGCAATCGCTTTTGGACCTCAGTCAACTGTAGGCGAACTCCTCAACCTCATAATGTACAAAGTCTGGTCCCGCTCACTACTCCCTCAATCCGATCCCGCCTTTCTCCCCCTCCAACTCCTCCTCCAAAACCACGACGCCTTCGCCTTCCAGGTCCCCCTCACCACCCACTTGCCAACCATAATCAACGCGGTCAACGGAGAGTTCAACTCCACGCCCATCACGTTCGTCAGGGGCGGCGAACGGCGAGACCTCATCATCCCCGGAGAGTTCGTAACCGGGTTTAATTGGGCCTACGCGGACACAAACCCCGATCCAGGCAAGTGGACTTTCAGTGACGGGAACAAAGATGGCCTTATTAAATGGGGAGGGAGTGACGAGCGCATCCGAACCTCCCCCGCAGTTGCACGCTCCGCCGACTTCCTCGGTCGGCCCAGCGCCCCAAGTTGGAGGTGAGAATCTTGTCGACCTCTTCCTCAATTACACCGCCGACCTTCCTTCCCCGCGAGTGTTCCGCTTATGGGCGGCGATACACGCAATCGGAGCGTCAGGTGAGCGACGAATCTGGACGCAGTTCGGTCGTCTTCGTCTTTACCCCAACTTGTTCGTGTTCTTGGTTGGCCCGCCCGGCACAGGAAAAACGGTCGCCCTCAACCCGGTCGGAGAGATGCTCCGAAAGGCCCAATCGGTCACGCTCGCCCCGAACGACATCACCAAACAGGGCCTCCTAGACACCCTCTATGGCGCAGCCCGCGCAGCCCTAATCGACGGTCGCCCCTTCGATTACCACTTCCTCGCCCTCCACATCGCCGAACTCTCCAACTTCATGTCGCAGTACGACGCGGCACTGGCGGGGCTGTTGACGGAGCTCTTTGACTGCCCCCCGTTCAACGAGGAAGTCAAGCGCGGCCACGACAAGGGGAAGTTCATCCCCTTCCCAGGCATTAGCATGATCGTTGGCACGGCCACGCAGAACCTCGGCTCGACCATCTCCGACGAAATGTGGGGCTCGGGCTTCATGGCCCGCGTCATCATGGTGTACTCCGCCGACGAAATCATCCCCCGCGACATGTTCGCCGAAGTCCCAATGGACGATGGCGTGGCGCAGGAACTGGAATGTGCCCTCCGCCGCATCGGCGAGATGAAAGGTGCGATGGCGTGGGAGGAGCCTGCTCGGTTGGCATTGCATTCCTTCCGCGTCAACCAAAAGGACGGTGCGCCCCTCCACAATCGCCTCACCCACTACGTCACCCGGCGCTGGCTGCACCTCGCCAAACTTTGCATGATCGCGGCGCTCGCGGACGAACGTATGGTAGTGGGCCTAGAGGACTTCAACACCGCCGTCACTTGGCTCTCCGCCGCCGAGCGCGACATGCCCGAAATCTTCAAAGATATGCAAACCCACGAAGACGGCCAAATCTATGAGGAGTTCCGCAGCGCCATGTTCCAACTCCACTTCAACTCCCAAGCCGCGCCCATCCACATCTCCGCAATGTACAAGTGGCTCAGCACTCGCGCCGCCACCCACAACATCGACCGCATCATCGCAATCAGCCTCGCCGCGGATTTGTTCCGCCGAGTGGCCGGGGAAGACGACCTCTACATGCCCCAAATGCCCAAAGGCGGCAAGAACCTGGGAGTGTTCTGATGGAATGGAACGCCGCAGCGATCCTCGGCCTTCGCACCCTCATCGCCCAACGCACCCCCTACACGCAGATCGGAGTGTTGTTTGGCGTCTCCCGCTCCGCAATCGCGGGGGCCGTCCGCCGCCACATCCACCACAATCACGACAACCGCAACTCCATTAGGCGGCGCAACGCTCCCAAACCCAACGCCGTCACTCACCACGGGCTTGTGGAACCGTGGGCGCAGTACACAGCGCGCAAACAAAAAGAGAGGGCGGCGGCGCGAGCTTCCGCCCTCCAAGTTACCTCAACCGGCCCCAGGCAGGAAGCCGACTAAAGCCATATGTTTCCGAGATTACCAGTAATCAACAACACCACCAGGATCACCAGCAACAACCCAACGATCCCGCTTGGTCCGTACCCCCAACTCCGCGAGTAGCCCCAGTGCGGCATCGCGCCGACCAGCACCACCACGAGGATGAGGAGGAGAAGCAACCCCACTACGCGGGGCCTTCATCCGGCGTGGCGGTGACGATGGACGGCCCGTCCTCGCCAGGCACTGGGTCCACGACAGGCTCCACGACGGGCGTGATAGGGACCGGCCCCGTGTCCGCAGTCGTCGGGACCGTCGTCGGCACAACTGGCGCGTCGGGCGCTTGTGCGCCGAGGGCCGCCGTCACCTGCGCAATGGCCGCTTTCACCTTCGCATCAGCGTCCGCGATAGCCTGCGACGTGATGCTTGGGTCCACGTTCGCCGCATCCAGCGCGGCCTGAATCGCCGTAGCGATTTCAGCCGGCACCTGCGCCAGCCTGTTGACCATCTCCTGCACCTCGGCGATAAGCTCGTCATCATCCGCCAGCAGATCAGTAAACGCACTCATAGCTTCGCTCCTAAACGCCCGGAGTTCATGGAGCACCTCGTTGACGCCGGGCGCGCCAACAATGTGATGGTAAACGTCAAGACGCAGAGGCATTTGGCGCTCCCACATTGGACTTATGGAAGCCGAACAACGCACTCACATACGTCAGCGCGTGTTGCTCGGCGAAGGTGAGGGCTGCGTTGGCCAACCCGGTCGCCTCCGGCGCAAGCATCCCGCCCACAACCGGCACAGCGGACGTGACGGCGCTTGTGACAAACGCATCCACCACACTCTGCAACCCATCCTCCAAATCCTTGATGATAGGGTTCGCCATCCCCATCGCGGAGTTGGAGCTAAGGCTCGCGTTGATGTCGGTGACGACTTTGCCAAGCACGGCTTGGGCGGCAACGGCGGTCGCCTGCGCGGTGGGGTTCGCCGATGTAGCACTCCGCGCGACCGCCGCTTGCACAGGATCGAAGATAAAATGCAGGGCACTGGACAGAATAGACATGACCGGGGTCTCCGTTGGTTGGGGTTGTGGGGCGGGCACAGGCGCAACATCCACATGCCCATAAGCCGAAACATTCGTCCGCATCTGTAGCGCAAGCCGTTGCGCGCGTTGGGGCGTCTGCGTGGCCCACTTTGACGCGAGCATGTGGGCGGAGGCGGACTCCCAATCCCCCACACTAATCGCGGCCAGCGTACCCTTGAACAAGTCCAGCCCGCCGGTTCCCATCTGGTACGCCATACTCACCAGCACGTCTTGGCGGAGATCACTAAGCGCCTGCCACCAAATGGCGTACTTATGCGCACACCATTCGGTGATGTTGAGGATGTCGGAGTCACGACGGCTCGCGGCGAAGTCCTCTGTCCACTTCGCCCCGCTAACCACATCTGGCCCCGTGGAGCCATAGCCGATTGTCCACGGCGCACCGCCGCTGAGCGGGTCAGGGTACGCCTCAGCCCTGAACCCCTCCTCGGTACTAATATCCTGCGCAAGGTGTGAGGTTGTCATTGCGGACCCTCCGGTTGGACAACGACCGCCGCTGGCTGAGCACTAACCGCCCCCACCGCCGTCGTCGCAATGTCATTCAACACGGCGCTTTGCGTCTGCGCGCCCTTGGTCGCTTGGAAGTACCGCCCGAAGGTGTCCTTCACCACGCCAATCAGTGCGCCGAGCAACAGCATCACATACTTCTCGTTCGCGGCGGGCACGAGGGCGAACAGCACCACCGCCAGCGCGGCCCCGAACGCAAACAAACTCCCCACGGCCAACACCGCCTCCGTGTCCACGCTCCATCGCGCGGTTGCATTCGTACTCATCGCCTGCCTCTCCTTCCGCGCCCGGTCGGCGCATCTCTTGCGGCACTATTGCCAAACGTCAACGCGGTCAGCGGCGCGGCGATGGTGTCATTGCTCACCGCCCCCCGCTCCCGATCCCACCAGAATTGGCCAAGGCGCGATGCGGGTTTGGTGGGGTAGCCTGTGACATACCCCGCCGTATCCATTAAGTGTTGCGGCCAGAGGTTGTCCTTCACATCCTCGCCCAACGCGAACTCCGAAGCGTTAAACGCGGTCTGGCCAATGGCCGTCATGGACTCCGACAGCGCATCCCCCGGCGCTTCGAACTTCTTCCTGTGCCACATCTTCGGGATTTGGGCGACAGTAGTCCCGAGGGGGATCGAACCCCCTAACGCACCCTCAGCCGCGTGTTCGCCGAAGTGTTTCTTGAACTCCTCGTAAATCACCGCGCCGGTTGCCCCGGCCAACAACGCCTTCGGGAGGATGTCCACTAGCGTCGTCCACATCGCCGGGATCAGCACATACGCATGAAGATCGGCGACGTTCCGCACAAAGTCCCTCCGCGCCCCGGCCCATCCTTCATCCTGATACCCCGCAATAGGCCGCCCTCCGAGTGCGCGTCCGACCGGCCGCATCATCCTCTCCGTGCGCCGACTCATAGTCCACATCCGATTGGTCTGCGTGTTCATAAACGTGGTGAACACATTCAGCCACTTGAATGCTTCGCCGGGCAGCGATCCGTCCCCCCGATTGAACGCGGAAAGGTTCACAGTCGTGCCGCTGCCCTGCGTATCGCGCACGGACTTGTCGGCGAGTGCGAACGCGGTCGTGTCATCTGTCCCCTGACTGGTCAACTGTCGGTACTTCGCCAACCACGTCGCCTGCGCCTCCATCCGCTTCACAATCGCGAAGCTCACGGTGGAGTAATATTGCATCTTCGAGATATGACCGGTTTGGCGAAAGCTTTCCTCCATCGCCTCGCGAACATCGCGGTCGAGGTTGAACAGGGTGTTGGGGACCTCAACGGAGTTCGCGTCAATGAACTTCGACCAGTGCTTACCGTTCCACAACAGGTCACTGATCGCACTCGGCAACTGCGCGCCGCCCTCGGCGATCATGTGGCTCGCGGCGATCCCCCCGTGCTTGATGACCGTCGCCATATTGAACCCAACTTGCGCGATGGTGAAGTTCCGTCGCGCCCCGCGCAACCACCCCGTTAAGCCCGCCATTACCGTACGGTCGTAGTTACTCGACTGGGCGATATCCTTGAGCCACTGTTCGGTTCCGCGCAACCATTCCGGGCCGAGCGCCTCACGGATCGCCTGCCTCACCGGCGCTTGCCGCAACAGCTTCGCCGCGTTAATCAGTTCCTTGCGGAACGCGAGGTCATGCAACACCGCCTCAAAGTCGCGGTGAAGCGCGTCGTGTGAGAGGTCCAGCGGCCCTCGATACTGCGTCCGCTGTTTGCTGCTCCCGTTCGGGGGCGTGGCCACTTGGAACTGATCGCCGAAGAGGTCACTGGTCCCGAGAGCCATCGGATCAGTGACGGGAATTTCCTCCCCAGCCGCGCCCGCGTTCTCACCCACCGCACCCCAATCATACCGCAAATGCCAGTACGCGCCCCGAAGTTCACCAAACGGAGTGGGGACCGAGCGGCCGGGGATTTCCTTCGGCGCAAGGCCAACGGTGTCGCGGTACAGCGCCTGAGTCTTGGGCCATAACGCCGCCGCTTGGTCCCACAGGAACTGGACGTACTTCCAATCGGCCTCGGTTAGCTCGCGGTCCAACACGGCCTTGACCGTCGTGGGTTCCCACCCATACCCTTCAGTCAACTTCGCCCAATTGTCCTCGGTCCCCGAGTGCAGCGCGGCCACAATCAGGTTCCCCCGATCCTGCATCCAGCTCACGGGCCGGCCGTCCTTGGTGCGGCTGAACGTTAGTTCGGGAACGTTAACCCGTGCGCTCAGTGACTTCTCCCACCCTTTCGGTTGACCCTTGGCGAACTCCATAAACGCCCGTCCGATGGCCTGGATTTGCTGAATCTTCCACCCGGCGCTCCGGTTCAGCGGCGTGACAATATGCTCCATCAGCGGACCGAAGGTCTCCCCATCCAACCAATACAACGCCGTCTCGTTCCGCGTGTTCATCGCGCCGAGCTGCCGCATCCGCGCACTGGGGGAAGTGGTGAGGCCTTGGACCAAACTCTCCGTGAACGTGAGGCCCGTACGCTTCCGCACCTCCGCCGCCGTGAAGCGCCGTCCGACTTTAACCGTCGCCGTGTCCGCGATCTGTTGGGCGATATCGGCCAACCGTTGGCGTTTACCGTCGGCCTCCACTGTCATCTCTTGCCTCCCAATGGTTGCAATAGAGTTGAACATGTTCGCTTGGTCCCGCCAAGTGTCCACAAGCATTCCACTCGCGGGGCCAGTGTACGGTTCGGCAATGTACACAGGCTGGCCGCGCGCGTTGAGGCTCTTGCCGTACTCCTCAAGCGTCTGCCCCTTCAACGCGGACTCAACGTTCTCGAACTTCCCACTGCGCACGGGATACCCGAGCCGCTCCACCTGCGCACGGAGATGATTACGCGCGATCTGATCCATCCCCTTATTAATCGGCTTCCGCCCCACAACCCGCATAGCCTTGTCCGTCTTCGCAAACTCCTTTTGGAACTTGAACGCCTCCTTCATTTGGAGGTATTGCATGAGCTGCTGCTGCTTACGCTTAAACGCCTCAACAGGCTTCTCGTCCATCAACGCGGACTCGGCTTTCGCCCCCAACCGCCGCATGTTCTCGGCGAACGCCTTCGGCTTCAGGGCATCACTCACGTGCAGTTGACCGAACTGCTCCTGCGCCAGCGCAAGAGTGTCCTCTTTACTGAACGGGAGGCCCGCACTCTGCGCAAGGTCCCTCAAGTCCTCCGTCAGCAGCGCCTCAACGCCAGGCTCAGCCAACGCTTCTCGCGCGGCGGCCAACAGCCCCTCAGGCGTCACATCATACCCCAAGTCCGCACGCGCTTGGGTGGTCGCGTACTCCTTCGCCCGGTTGGCGATGTACTTATCCAGCGTCCCTCCCCCAGCCTCAACAGCGTTGTGGAGGTGGTGAAGGTCCGCGACAAGCTCAGCGCCGCTGGCGTGCCCCGTCAGCTCGGCCGCCTCATCGGGAGCCAACCCACCGCGTTTGGTGAGCCCTGCGGGGAGCGTGAGGTCGGGATGTTGATCGGCAACAGTTTCACTGTCCAGTTTGAACAACGGATCGCGGAGCGCGCGGTAGGCTTTGACATTCGGTTGGCTCTCAATGAGATTGCGCGCGGCTTCGGTATGGAGGTCAACGGCCGCCTTGAACTCGGGCGTGCGCTCGCGGCGGATTTGGTTATAGGTGCGTTCGAGCAACCTCGCGTGGGTGTTGGCCCTCGCCTCATCCACCCGCTCCGCGTACCGCGCGAACTGCCCCTCGGTCATGCCCGCCGCCTTGGCGTTGGTGAAGAGGGAGTCGAGCGCGGTTTCCTTGAACACTTGCGACACGGCGTTGTCCGCCCGCGCAGCGATCTCGCGCACTGCGGGGTGGAGTTCGGGCTCAATGTCCTCTGGCGGCGTCACTTCGCGCGGAGGGACCGCTTCAGTCTCCCCACTCGGCAACCCCTTCGCCTCCTCAACACTCACCCCGCCTTCCCGGAACCTCGTCGCCGCGTTTAGCTCCTCCGCGAACGGCTTGCCCGCCGTCTCAGTGAGGTACTCTGCCAGGGGCACCTGCACATCCGTCCCGGTACTGAGCGCATCGGCAATATCCCCAGCGCGGGAGGGGAACACCGAATGCCCCTCCGCCCACAACTTCGTGAGCGCCTCCGGCGGCACGGCAACCGTTTGCCCGCCCGCTTCCGTGTGGTTCTCAAGAAAATCCAACATCAACTGCGGGCTGCGGGAATGCGTGGCACTCTCTGCCACCGCCTCCTGCATTCGCATTGTGTGCTCGGCGTCCAGTCCTGCGATTGCGGTATAGGTGTCCGTGTGTTGCGGGTTGACGCCGGGAGGAGCAATGTCGTGGAACTCTGCATCGAGCACAACCTCTTTTGGCCCGGTCAACCTAAGCGGCGCGCCGAACGTGCCTTCATCCATTGGCGGCGCACGAACGGCCTCCGCCCCCCGCACCCCACCCAACCCCATCAACGCCGTGCCAAACACGCCCGCAAGGCTAGACTGGCGCTGCTCGGGTGTCATCTTCGCGCCCTGTGGGGTGAACGCAGTCAGCGGACTAATGGCCCCCGCCGCAACATTCACCGCTCCACTCACCGGACTGAACGCCAGCGCCCCAACATCTGCCAGCACCGAGCCGACCTTCTGATCCTGGGGATTAAAGCCTGGAATCATGTCCAGCACATGCGGAGCGCGCCCCGGCTCGCCGTTGTAGTACCGTTGAACATTAGTCACCAACGCGCGGGCCGCAGCCTCCCCGGGCTCGAAGAAATTCTTCGTCGCGACATCATTCCACCGTGCCACAGTACGCCCAATCCCGGCGAGGGAGGTGTAGTCGTCACTCACCGCCGCCGCCTTCGCGGGGTCACTCGCCACAAAGGAGGTGAGGGGTGGACTCGCATTCAGCGTCGCCGTGTTGCGCCGCTGTGTGGCGAGCTGTGAACCCCCCGTCGGGTCCAACATCCCTAACGCCGGGGGCACGCCCGTGAGTGGCGCGTTCGCGTGCGCGTCCACCGCAGCCTGTGGGCTGATCCCCGTCACGCCGATGGAGTTCGCCCCCGCCTGCGAAGCGTCATGGTCTGCAAAGAGTTTGCTGTAATCGGTCACTTCGCGCCCGCCTTATGGTAAAAGTACGCGACCTCAGCCGCCGTTGGCTCGCGGTTGTAGTGTTGCCTGAACTGCGCAGTGAGTTCGGTCTGCGCCGCGTCAGGTACGTCAAACCCTCGCCGCTCCATTGTTGTATCGCCCACGCGCATCCCGAGGAAGTAGTTCCCCGCAGGCACACTCCGCTTCGCCAACACTCCCGCCGCCATCGTTCCAAGCTCAAGGTCCGAAGGCTTCTTCCCAGGATGGTTGTCGGCGAAGTTCTCCAATTCCGCGTACAGCGCGCCGGTGAAGTGATCGTAGTCGGGGGTGTCCTTTTTCAGCCCCGCCGTGGCAAGGCCCTGCATCACGAACTCATTCCCTAACGCACGGTTTAGGTTAGTGGAGGTCGCCGTTTGCGTCTGCTGCTTCTTAAGGATTTTGGACTGGTCCGTTGACAGCCCCCGGACGGCACTCTGAGGCAAATCCTCATGCGCCATGTTCGTCGCCAAGAACGCCTGCGGGTTCAGCTCCCGCATCCCCACAAGCTCATTGTACCGCGCAGTCTTCGCCGGGTCCCACTGGTTTCCCGCAGCGGTGAGTTGGTTGCTGAGAGTGCGTTGCGCGGTCGGCGAGAGTTGGCGAAGGTCATCCGCCGCCCCAGGCAGCTTCACCAAGTCCTCAACACTCCGCGCCCCGTTCGCCTGCGCCAGCGCCACGAGGTTCTCCTTCGCCGCACTCTCGCCAAGGTTCGTCACTGCGCGGGTTTGGTTCACGTTGGCAATGAAGGCGGACTGGGCTTTGTGGATGAGGTCGGGGTCGCCGTGGAGGCGCGGGTCGTTCGCAATGTCCGCGTAGGTCTGCGCCGCGTTACGCTCGATGTTATCCGTTCGCGCGAGGGCCGGGGCAGTTGCGCCGGTCGACCCGTGCCCCTCCACATGCTCCATCGCGGCCCGCACCGCGCCGAGTGCAGCTGTGTCGTTGGGGGCGATGACCGCGTCCCGCGCCAACCCAGTCGCCTTTGCCACAGTCGCCGCATACGCGTTCGTGTCATTGTTGTCACTCGACGGAGCCCACCGCCCCACGATCTTGTCAATCGTGTTGAACCCCCGGTTGACGTAGGACTTCAACAGCGTGGTTTGCGCGACGGCCCCGGCGTCGGGGGAGGAGAACTGCGCGAAGCGACCATCGGAGCCTGTGTACCCCGGCTGCGACTTCGCAAACGCTCCGTCCTCAATGTTCCCGGGGTTGTTGTTGCGGAGATTGCGGGGCCCGCCAACGGACGCGTCGCCCGCCGCGCGCTGCACCGCTTCATCGGCCACCGTACGGATGGTGTTTGCCTGCATCAAGGGGCGGAGCGCGGCTTCCACTTGCCGCTGCGCGTCCCCGCCCATGTCCCCCCGGTGCGAAGCGAAGAATGCTGCAGCCTCCTCGGGCTTACCCTGATTGGCCAAGATGCCCGTCACATCCCCCACCGCTTTGCCAAGGATGTCCTGCACATTCCTGTGCCCGACATCCTCGCTAACTCCGTGCGTGTGGTCCCACAGGGCCTGGTTCAACACCAACGCGTCTTTATTCCGACCATAGGAAGTCGGATCATTCGCGATCAGGTCAATGTAAGACTTCTGCACCGCGACATGTTGGTCAATGGCGAACTTCTGCGTCTGGGCCGCTGCGTAGGTCGCGCCTTGGTTGGTGAGTGAGCGGAACTCCTGACGGCTTTGGGCGTCATACATCGCCTTCGCCATCGGGTTGGACATCTGCCCGCCGATGTCCCCACGCAGGGTGTCCAGTTTGCTGAAGAACTCAGGGAGGTTCGCCGCCGCAAGGTCCCCTTGGTTGTGGGATTTGTAGTCTTCCCACAGCGCGGCACTTGCGGGGATGAAGGTTGTGAAGCCTTTATCGGACTCGGCCTTGTTGTTGATGGCCTGGAACTGCTCGGCGTGTTGGGCCAGCATATCGGAGGTGTGCTCAGCGACGCCGCCAAGCTTCCCGAGTGCGTCAGCGGCAACATTCGCCCCAAACGCCTCGGGCGGCGGAGTGATGTTCAGCGGCCCTCCACTCAGGCTCTGCGTCGGCGCGTCAACGGTCGGGACAACGGGCATCACGCACCTCCCATCGCGCCAGAGCGGCGGTAGGCGAGGGCTTTGTCACTGAGGGACTCCACGCCGCTCAGGAACGACACGCCCGCGTTCAGCGCGCCTTTGATGAGCGAACCCTTCGCAGCGGTCTTGTACAAACTCGCCTGCGTCTCCTCCCCGAAAGCTTGCCGCGCCGCGTTGTAGTGAATGAGCGCGGCGTCCATGGCGGAGATTTCCTCCGTCGAGTGGCGCACGGCCTCGGCGCTCCCACTCGTGACCTGGATACCATTCGCCGCCTGCGTCGCCTTTTGCTCAGCTTCCAATGCGCCGTACTTCATCTTACTCGCGGACTCGGCCTGCTGTCCTGCGAGTAGCGCGGCTTGCGCGTTCTGCCCACTCACTTTCGCGGCGTAGTCGTACCGCTGGGCGGAACCGATGCCCTCAGCGAGGTTCGCGCCGATATTCGCCCCGGTAGCCAGCGTCCCCCAACCGAGTGACGCCCCCGCAGTCCCACCCGCAGTAGCCGCAGGCGCAAACGCCTCCCCAATCTGCGCGCCAACATTCGCCAAAAAGCCCATCAAATTTGTCCCACTTGCATAAGGGTGAAGTTCTCATTAAGCGCCGAGGCGGGGGTGAACCCCAGCCATTCCAACCACCGCACGGCCTGCGTATGGCCGTTGTGGACCGTGCAGCGCACGCGGGCGAACTCCCGCAGCATCATGCCGAGTATCGCACGGGTCTCGCGGGCGAACAATCGCGGATGGAGGTCCACATTCGGCGTGCTCAGCATCCACATATTCGCGGTCGGCCCCTCCGCCCGGTAGCCCCAGAGGCACAACAGCTCATCGCCGAACCACTCCGCATACGCCCGATCCGCGAACGCCACGGAGCAGCGAACGGCTTGCTGGGGGGTGAGGCCCCCCGCAGCACACTCCTCCACGTCCGCGCTCCGCAGCGTGAACGGGGGGATGGTGTCGAGTGTAATGCGCCTAGCGTCCGGTATCACCTGGGGTGACCTCCACAATAATGCCAAGGATGCTCGCGGGGAGGGGAAGCGTTTGCTCCACACACACCTCGCCCTTCGTGTCCCATTGGGGGAAGTTCAGCGCCCGCACGTCGCCAGTCGCCAACACTGTGTTGGACGCGGGATCGTTGACCGTGGTGGCGAACTCGGGTGGGGAATACATGAGTTCGAAGTCCGAGCCGATAACCGGCCCGAGGGTGCAATCCACCCGCGTAGTGATGCCGCTGATCTGCTTGCGCTTACCCTGCTCAGTCCCCTGGTTTAGCCCCTCCATGGTAAGGTATAGGGTCTTAACCTGTTGGGTGTACTTCAGCCCTGCCACGACAGTACAAGCCGCAAAGGGCAGCGTCACAATCCCCGTGCTCGCATTCGCCACCAGCGGCCCCACCACATGCCCGTCCGCCAACGCCCACACCTCCTTACCCTTCAAGTGCGCGAGGGTGATTGTGTCAGTGGGCGTGCTGAGAAACCAATCCCCAGCCGCGATAGGTTCATACGCCCCGTCGGGGTCATCGGGCACTAACAATTCCGCCACCGAGGCCGTAATCTCTCCAATCAAATGCTGGGAATTCACAACTTCTGTAACTGTAATTTCCCCACAGCCTACATGAACGCAATCATTTTCTACGATTGGAGTCTGGAAACCTAGTCGTAAAAAGGGCGGGAACGGTTGCTGCTCCGTGCCGGTGGCCGCCCTGTTCGTGAATGCGGCATCGAGCTGGTACATGTTGGGGTTGGAGCCGGACCACCAGAAGGCATTGCCTCCGGAGTCGTAAATACCGCTGTCCTGGATATTGCTGAATTGCTCGAACTCGTCGCCAGAGACCGGCAACTGCATGGAAGCTTCGATGACGTTGTCGTCCGATATCGCTGCAGCATAGGTTGCGTAGGCCGCATCCCAACCGTCCTCAGCGATCACCTGCAGCACTGCCGGGGCCGCGCCGGAGGTGAACTGGTACTTGATGATCACCGTCGCCGGGTCTCCGACCACAGCACCATCAGCCACCCGGCCAACAATGAAGAATAGCCAGCGGATGCTGTAGTCGACGCCATCGAACGGGAAGTCGTTGATGTCCAGATACGGGTTCACCTCGCGACAGTCAGTCGGGGCGAACGCCGCGAGGCTCGGATCGTCGGTGACCGCCCATGCCGCGGTCATGTAGCCGCCGACGAAGGCCTCGTGATGATCGAAGGTCCCGCCACCTATATCGACGTAGGTGCACGACATGGAGAAGTCCGCCTGCGTCCCGCCGCTCTTATCTTCGGGCATGAATTTGGCGATTGCAGCCAGCCCGTCCATGGCGGGAAGGTGGAAGAGAATGTTTTTATAGGTTCCAAAGTACTCGTTGTAATTGTCTTCTGTGAAATCCGCCGCGCCGGTATTTGGGCCAGTTCCCGACGCCCACGGCGTAATATCCGAAAACCCTCCATCTATCGGAGGTGTCGGATATACGAAGGATGATGGCGGGGTGAATTTATAGAGCCGATAATCCCTCGTGTCGGTCTGGAACATTGAGAAGACGTATACCGAACCGTCACTGGCCACGGCTTTACGGTAATAGCTCGCCGGATTTAACGGCAGCGTCGGATTGGAGCGCACCGGATAGTCATATTTGGCGTAGATCAGCAATTCATCAGCGGCCGTTTCGGCGGCGGTTATATTGGTTGGGGTGAGGTAGAACTGATCGAAACTGCTGGGCGCGCTGAGAAGGTTCTGCTCTTGGGCGTAGACCCAGGTTCCGGTAATCCCGACAAGCTGAACGAGGTTGTTGACGTTGCCGAGCTGCGGACGCATCGGCGAGATGATGAGCGAGAAGTTGTCCGCGAACCTGAAAAGATAAAGCTCGCAACTGCCGGCGCTCACCCAGAAGTCTCCGGTTCGCGGATTGACGCCGTTCGGCATGTTTCCGCCGGAAAAGAAGAAGTCGTCAGTGAACCGCCGCCATGTCCCGTCGCCGCCACCGATCCCTGCCGGGACCAGATTCGCCGCGTCGTAGTTAGGGTAGAAGACGACGGCGCCAGTATCGATGTCCTTCTCGCAGGTGAAGGTCACAAGGGGCGTGTTGTCGCCACTATCGGTGATGGTGTCCCCCGGCGCGATGCTTCGCAGACCGTTCCAGATGGTGAAGCCCGTCGTGTTGATGATGGGCCGGGCCGTCTCGCTGAGGAGGCCTATGTACATGATCTTGCGGCGTACGTGGTCATAGGAGAGGCCCATGGTCGCCCCATCCGCGGCGGCGATCTGCGGGAAGTCGGCGGCCGTGAAGCGCGTAGCGAGGGCGGAGGTGTAGTTTTCCCTCGCCTCCATGACGAAACTGGAAATTCCAAAATTTCCCCCAGGCGTTCCACAAGGATCATAGGAGTACAAGTCTACGGTATCGCCAATCGTTGTCCCACCAACAACGTATAATGACGCGGCAGGAAAGTTTTTCGGCAGGCTGAGCGCGGAATCCAGGAACCACGAGTCGTAGATACAGCATGATTGGCGCTCGGCGAAGCGTTCCAGCATCCACACCCAACACGGCTCGCCGTCCTCATTCGGGATGTGGCGTTTGACAATCACATACACCGCATCAGTGTCGCCCTCCGGCACGGAGCACACGGACTTGAACAGGCCCTGAGTGTCATGGCGCGCCCAAGCGTTGACCTCCTGATCGGGGACATACGTCAGGGATAACATCGTCCCATCATCCCGCACCGCCCACACGATCTTGAACGGTTCCTCCGCCCACGCCCACTCGGTCGTGTGGAAGTTATCGAACAGGTGGGGGGCGAGCTGCGTCACATCCCCGCCGGTATAGGACTGGCGCTGCCACGCGAACGCGAGATTGCGGATGCGGTTGCCCTTGGCCTGGCCGTACAGGATGTCATAGTTGATGGCGAGGGGGCGGAGGAAGTTTGCACCCTCACTCGCCTGCGCCTGGACGCTGATTGTCGCGGGGGTGATGGGCGCATAGGGCGATCCGCCGTTAAGGAGAAACGATCCGCCGGTGGTGAAGATCAGCATGCCGTACGACACAGGCACCATCGCGCGAATGGTGTTCACTTGCTCGCTCGCGAGGGAGATCACTAACGCATCGGTGGCGAGGCTCACCGGGGTGGTGTTGAAGTTGTTGTACAGCCCGACGTTTGAGGCTACGAGGGTTTCGGGCTTCAAGTCCGCCCCCGCGAACCACCGGCGCTGTTGGAGGTACGCAGTGCAAGCGGGGTTTAACGGCTCAGTGTCGCTGAAGGTGAAGTTGAACGTCGCGCCGGTCCCCCCTTCCCCGTTCGCCGTCACCGTCGCGGCGGTGTAGTTCTTGCCGGAGTTAGTGAGGAACACGCCGATGATCGCGCCTGTGGCGTGGTCGATTACAGCGTAGCCCGCAGCGTCAGTGCCGTCGCCGGTTATGGTGAGCGGGACGTAAGGGATGTTCGGCCAATCCCCGCCCACTCCATCATACCCACTCCCACCCGTCGCGACCGTGATGGATTGGAACTGGCCGCCGCTGAATGGGTCGCCCCAGCCGGGGGGCTGCTTGCTGAAGTCCGGCGCGATGTTGTTGTCGGTGAAGGTGGTGGTTTGAGAGGAGCCGATGAACCCCCATACCGTCGCCGGGTTCAGCGTCACTGCGTCAATCGGCCCCCATTTGTAGATGTTGTACTTGCTCACTGGTTCGGCGGGCGCGGTCCACGAGAGGCCGATGACCCGGTTCGTGGTCTCGTTCATCGCCTCAGAGTGCTTGACGCCAGGGTTCGAGGGGAGGGACTCCTCCTTCCCATCGAGGTCAACGGCAGTGACGAGGTAGCCGAAGTTGTACGGGCCGGAGTGCGGCGCGACAAATGTGGTGATAACGGGCGGATTGATGGTCGGCGCAGTGGTTAGAACATCGTAGCTGAACGTGGTATCGGAGGTGCGGGAGAGGTTCGCGGGCGGATAGCTCGGATGAACTAATGTCAACACATCCGCGCTTTGGGTGTAGTTGAGACGCTGAAGGTCGGTGGCCAGATACGGCGAGGCAACGGTGGTGACGAACACCCCCGCCGTGTAAATTGTAATGAGTTCATTACTGAACACGAGTACGTAGGACGCCGAGGTGCTCACCACGAACGGGATGAGGCGGGAGTCCTCCAACACCGTGTCGATGTATTTTGTCCCCGGGCGATTGGTGACGCCGCCGCGATAGTCCACGAAGAAATTACGGATGAGCGCCGCCCCGATTTGGAACTTCTCAAGGTCCACGCGGGAGTAGAGTTGGGGGGAGATTTCCCCCGCCGTGAAGGCTGTTTGGATCGAGGCAGTGGCCATCAGTCACATGCCCCAATTGCCGGTGTCGTACCCGGTGAACCAACTCCCGCCCATGAACTGCGCGCCCGCGAGTCCAGCGTTGTAAGAGGGTACACCCCGCGTGGCGATCCAATCGGGGGTAGCGTCAGCGCTCGGTACGGCCTCATTAGCGTCACTCACTCGCGCTTGGTTGATGTGCATTTGGGCGAGGCGTTCGTAGCCCTCTTTCATCCCGGCGTTGCCAGTGAGGGGCTGGACGAGTTTGGACGCCAGCGCCGCCACCCACGCCTCAAGGAACCCTTGGTCCATCAAATCCGGGTCGGTGACATCGGCCACATACACCCCCACCGCATCCCGAACGTTGGATAACAGCACCTTGATTTGCGCGTCCATCTCACCGAGGTCGTTCGCCACCAAGTAGCGACAGTTGCGGGAGGGCATTGCGTAAGGCACTAGCGGCACGCCGACTACGGGCGTGTTGGTGGTGCTCATCGGCGGACGGGGGAGGATATAGTTCACGCGGATGCAATCCGCCGGGTACTCGTACTTGAACTGCCACGGGTAGGGTGAGGCGGGGGGGTTATCGGTCAGCTCGCCCAACAGCGTAAGTGCTAGCGTCCGCCGGGCGAACCCCCACGGAGCCATCCTCAGCAACTGCAAGCGGATGGTGTCAATCCAAATCCCTACCTGCATCCCTGCGGGCGTGATGTTGTCAATCGCCGTGATGGTCGCGCGAGCGCCGATTTCACTCAGCGCGCGGTTGGCGATGTCTACATCGGTTGTCATGTCAAATGCTCGCTAAAAGGAGGTAAGCGAATTGGGGGGTGTTCTGCGGGCGAAGAGATGAACTATACTGACGTTCGGGTGTGAAGCGCGGACGGCGCGCTGGAAGATCAAGGACCAGTCCAAAGAAGGGGGTGGCGACTATGGGGAAGTTCGCAGGGTTGAAGCCAGAGTACGCTTCAAGTAGGCGGCCACGAGGACGTTGAGGTAATTCATCCACGCGCCCAAAGAACGGGACGTTTGTAGCCACTTGCTGCGGCAGGAGAGTTCCCGCGAAGCTGATGTCTCTGCGCGCAATGGGGTATGGAGTGTTCCACTCAATTGGTTTAAAGGGCCGCGAGACCACTGGCGGCGGCGAGGCCAGCAGCATTTGCGGGCTGGCAACCGTGCCGTCCTGATAGACGACCTTCTTGACCCCGCGCGGAACATCCCACTTCTCGGCGTTCCGCCCGAACGGGATATCCTGGGTGATCACGTAACCGAGGAGCTTAGCGACGGAGACCGCATTCTGAGGCGGGGCCAACAGGCCGTATCCGCTGACTTTGGACGCGCTGATGGCATTCAGCGGCGGGGCAAGTAGCCCGTACCCGCTGAATTTGGCTGTAGCCATGAAGGCCTGGAGATTGGTGTCTGGCGCGGCGAACCCAGTAGGGATCGGGAACCACATATCCGTCGCGCCGAAGCGGGCGGTGACCGCGCCGCCGGAACCGTTGTCACCGAAGACCGGGAAGTATGGTCCGGCGGCTATCGCAGCGACCGAGCGGCCTCCAACCCCTGTCGCAGGGTCTGCCGTCGAACTCCCGTTCCAATAGCCGAAGCCGTAGCGGAACCAGATCAGCTTGGCGACCGGATCGAAGGCGCAGCACACGGTCTGCGAAGCCACGCCCGCGTAGTCGGCTCCTAGGCTGGCGTTGTTGAAGAATGCTCGGCCGACCTGATTGGGCTGGAAGACGGCTGAATTGGTATCGGAGCCCGGCGCAGTCCCCAGCCCCGCGAGCGCATTAGCGAAACCCACCGACCAGAGCGAGCCGGTAATGTTGCTGATCTGGAACTCGACGTAGGTTTTGGCGGTGGTGATGCTGAGGGTTGCTCGGCACGCTCCTTGCGTCGCGGAGGTGGTCGTCGCAACCAGCGACCCACCACTGAGCGTGATGTTGGCCGACTTGTCGAGAGTGTTCCAAGTGACGACCATCAGGTGATGCTCTTCATCCCGATGTTGAAGCCGGAGGCCGCGCCGATGTCACTCGGGAGCCACGCGACGCCGGTGTTCGGGTTGGTGAGCCAAGCGTTCTGGTAGGTGTCCCAAGAGGCGGTCAACACTTGGTCGGCGGAGAGCCAATCGGCGGCTCCCGTTCGGACAACAAGGTCCGCTTTGCTCGGTCCCGTCGCGCCCTTCTGCATCACGGCGCTGACGCAGTAGGCCACCACGCCATAGGTCCCCGAGACCACTGCTCCCGTGGTGTACTCATCAATCTGGTTGGCCGTGGTCGAGCCGTCCAGCGTGGAGTAGTCGATAGTGATCTCGTTGACGTTCGCGGCGGCTGGTGTGCCCGTGTCGAAGTTGTGGGTATTGCCGTTGGCGACGGGCGGGAAGACCTGGAGGTTCCACGAGCGCGTGTCGGTGTCGGAGACGACGGTCTCGGACCAGTTGCAGCCAGTTGCTGATGCTCCTGTGTCCGTGTTAGTGCCGTAGCCAATATTCGCGATAGCTGTTATGCCATCTGTTGTAACATCTACACCAGCACCCGTGTCCCCCTTGAGAATGCGGTTGAAGTAGACGGCTACCTGACCACTCACGGCGTAGTTGACGAATACATCCAACTGATCGAATACAGAGGGCAGTCCGGAGGTGGGCATTGTGAAAGTGATAAGTGTTGTTGCTGCACCTGCGGTAGTAAGTTTTTCAAGTACATAGGTCGCTGAGGCGCCTACCGTCGCGCGAATGCGAAGCCTCAGCACACCGTCCGCGGAAAACGCGCGCCAAGGAACCCCTCCTACTGCGGGAAAAAGAACGCCAGTCACAAGCCTAGCGTGGTTCCAAAAAATAGCCTGGGAGAACGGTTTTACGTACAACCAATAGACTGGATTGCTTGCGACTCCAGTTGAACACCGTAACGCACACCGCGCTTGTGGCGAGCGAAACTGCGTCGAGGTAGTGGTGATAGTCCCTCCGCCAATCTGGTAGAGTTCGCTATCTTCTCCGCCGAATGCGTAGATGGCGACCACGGGAAGACCTCAGAGGGTTTCGTAAACGATGTGGGAGCCCATCAGTCCCGGTGTTCCCCCCGTGTAGGCGGACAGCGAGAACTCGCCGAACGAGGCGGTGTTGCCCAGCATCCAGAGTTCCTCGCCGGGATAGGCTACCCAGCGCACAATCCCGCCAAAGGCGTTGAACGAGAGGTTGAGAAGGCCGAGGGTGGCGGCCCGCTGAGGCTTGGTGGTGGAGGCCACGAAGGGAACCACAGGCGCGGCAAGGGCAGCGGTCGCAGGATCGAGCGCAGCGTCGGATGCCCCGGCCGGGAGCGCGGTCAGCGTCACGCCCACGGTCGAGTCCCGCGCGCCGATCATGATGCATGGCGCGGAAGTGGCGGCTTGGCCCCCCATGTACACCTCACTGATCGCGGTTCGCTGGGTAGCGGACGCGCCCTGCAGAGCCATATAGCCGAGATCGGTGAAGGCAACAGTGTCGGCCACAGCGACGGGTGTCCAGGTGGCGACTTTGAAGGAACGCTTAGCCATTAAAGTTCTCCAGAATGCGGGCGAAGGGGGTGCATGGGCGGCCTACACAGCCGTCGCAGATGTAATGGTCGCACTTGGCGCAGTAGGCGCGAGCGCGGGTTCGGTCGGCCCTCAGCACCACCACGCGTTGGCAATGCGAACACGTTGAGGTGTCGGCCTCAAACACACTCCCATCATACGCACGATGGTCGATTAGGAGGTTGCCAAGGCGGGGATGCGCGGGCATTAGATCGGATCCTGTGCGCCGAAGAGGGTGTACACGTTCGCGGCGGTCTCGATGAGCTGCATCACGGCGAACTGGCCATAGGAGCGGGAGTGGTAAATGGCGAGGGTGTTTACTGTCACGCCCACCGCACCCACTACACTCACCTTCCCGGCCGCCGCTTGGTGCAGGGCGAATACGGGTTGAATGTCAATGAGGTCCCATGCGCCCGTAAGGTCCGTGGGCACAGTCACCGCGCAGCCCGCCGCGTTAGTGAAGTTGATGAAGAAGTAGAGGTCATCCGCGGTGAGGGTGTAGGTGGTGGTGCTTACCGTCTTGACTTGTACGCGGCCCGAGGTGACGAGAGGGCCGGAAGGGCCGCCGCTGATGATAACGCCGGAACCGCTTCCGCCCCCACCATCCGAACCTCCACTGACGGGCGCTCGCGCAGGAACGTAGCCGAGGTCCTGCCGCATCCGATACGGGGTCGGGCGGGTGTTCTGAACGGGCGTACCGTAACCTTGGGGCATCAGACTATTCCTATTTCCACTTCCAACTCAAAGCCCTTCTAGTGGTCGGGGGGGAGAGGGATGTTATGCCGCTCAAGCAGGCGGAAGAGGGACTGTTTGAACTGAATCATGGCGTTGATTACGCCACGTTGCCGTAAGATTTCCGCCTCTAGCTCTAATATTCGGGCAGTATCGAGCGCACGTTGAGTTTGCGTTTGCTCCACCCACTCGCGAGAGGCATCGAGCAGGGTCTTCTGAAGCTGTGCAATTGTTGTAAACCGCGCGCCGAAGAAGCCAAGCACCGCCGTTGCGGCGGCCACCCAATACGGCAGGGCAGCCGTTAAGCCAAAAGAGGAAATCGGCGGCAATTCGGGCAACGCTGGCGGGGACATTCACAATTCACACTCAAGGACGCGCACGAGCAGAGGGGTTAGCTGCGAGCCAAGCATCGAGGGCGGTAAAATTCCCAGGAGTTGTGTCCGCGATAATGGTGTTGCTGCCGGGGAGAACGGCGGGCACAAAACCCGGGTTGATGCCTCCTCCGGCATAGTTGGCAATGGCTCCCGCGGAGTTATTGGTCACTGTACAATTCACCGAACCATCACGAACAATGATGCGGGAACCCCCATTAATCCCAAAGCCTTGGAGAAAATTGTTGTCAATAAGCGTGGTAGTGCCTCCCGATTGTTGGATGGAATTCAAAAGGCCCCCATAGGTGTAATTGCTTTGGAAGATTGTATTAGAGGAAGTACCTTCGAGAGTGTAGCCTTGGGAAGGATTTCCAGCTCCCTGGAGGAAACCGCAGTTGGAGATTGTCACGTTGGAGGTTGTGCCGAACCCTTGGAGGAAATCGGGATGATCCCCGGCAGCAATGTTGGAGAAGAAGTCGAACCCCAGGCACTGGTTGAACGTAAGTGTGGCGATATTGGTGTAGATAATGCCGTCCACACCATTGTTGGAAATGGTCATACCCTGGAAAGTGATGTTGGAAGAGTCGAGCAAGGCCGCGGCATTGGAGCAGCCGGAGATATCTGAGATTGCCGAATCGTTCGCGCCGTTGAAGGTGATGAAAGAAGAGTCGCGGACTTTAATCGCCTGCCCAGCCTGAGTACCTAGAGCCGTGCCCGACTGGAAGGTCACATTGTTGAATGTCAGGTGAGCACACCCGTTCTCGCAATCCAAACCAACGGTAGCAGAGAGAATGTTGAAGGTGCTCCACGTCACCCCCTTGACATTAGAGAGTTGGAGAGCGTCGAAAACTGTGCCGGATTGGCCAACAATTATCACAGGGTTGGAGGTGAAATCAATGTTCTGAGTGAAGAAGGTGCCGAAGGAGGTGCCTGCTAGATTGTAGGTTTTACCCCCGCTCGCACCAACACCTGCGGCAAACATGGCGGTGAGGGCCGCCGCGTTGGCGATGGCAACGCCGCTTGGGGCAGCGGCCACAGTTACCGGGGAAGAGGTCGCCGTCACCGGGCCGCCCGCAGCGTTGGTCGCCGAAGGCTTGTAACGGATAGCGTGAGTGGCGTCACCCGTCACAGGCGTGTAGGTGGGGGACACTGCGCCTATAATGACCACATTGTCTTTGGTCCACGCGTCGGTGAAAGTGGGCGAACCCGTCCACGTTCCCCGATTGCCCGTTAGGGTGCCTCCCACAACAGCCGAGCCCGTGATGGAGGGCGCGACGGTGTTGGTGGGTGCTGCGGGCGTGACAAGGGCGGAGAACTGCGAGGGTGTGATTTTCGCATTTCCAATCGCTGTTAGCATCGGGAGGAGGTCAGCGGTGAGGTTCACCTGTCCCGCGCTAACCACCCCATTGACCATGAACTTGAACTGGATTGAGCCGGGGTCAACCTTTGCCATCTCACGCACTCATCGCGGTGAAAAGGTCGGTGGGAGAGACAACGGCTTCAATGTAACCCCCCTCACCGTTGTTGAGGGCGGCGTTCCACCAGAAGTAAGGGATCAGGTCATTGGTCACGTCAAGTTGCTCGGCCACAAGTTGCGGGCCGGCGAGGAATTGAGAGGAGATTTGACCGGGATCGGGCATGTTAGACTCCTTCGGCCGGGGGAGCGGGCGCGGGTTGAACCAGCACTTTCTCCTTGTACTTGGGCGGGGTCGCGGGTCCGGGGCGTTGGTCAGTGGCCTTTCGCGCGGTGGTTATCTGCGCGAGGGTCATGATGTTGGAGGACTCATCATCGTGGTCAGGGACGGCGAGGATGGTGATGGCGTGGACCTCGGTCGGCGCGGTGGAGACGAAGGACATGCCGCGGTGGGGCTTCACCCGGCCGAGGACTTTGCCCGTAGCGGTCTCCACTTGATCGATTTCTTGCTCGTACCACTCAGCCATCCGGGCTTGGGCGGCAGAGTTCAGGGGCTCCAGATGGTCGCCTGGAGCCCCCTCCCACTTAATCCGCGCGCCCGCCGGGATCAAGTCCGGCTCGAAGAAGGACGGAACGAGTACACGGTACTCGGGGGTTTGATCGTTGGCGGGCATGGGGAGTGTTCCTTAGAAGTTGAGGGCAGCGGTGGGGTAGGTCGCCGTGTAGTTCTTGGGGTAGGAGTAGAAGGTGTCAACGTCCGGGGCGACGTTGAGATAGGCGAGCACGGCCCCAGCGGAGAACACTCCGGTTCCGACGGTGTAGGTCAGGCGGAGGAACTGGCCCGGGGGTTGGAGGACGCCAGCGGTTTCGTTGTTGAGCTGATTGCGCGGGATGAGGTAGGCGATTTGTTGCCCGGCGATCAGGTTGGCGGCGACGATGACGGGGGAGAGGAGCAGGGGGACATAGGAACCCCCGGCCGTGGCGCAGGTTTCGAACTGCACCTGAAGCGTCGCCGAGTTCGTGGTGGTGAAGGTGGTCGTCACGTCCACCACGAATTGGAGCATGTTGCCCGCGCCCTCATCGCGCGCGGTGAGCACGTCGATGACGTTGGTGGAGACGCGGGTAGCGGTGACGGCAATGCCCGTGGAGGGGAGAGTGCCGTCGAAGATGAGGGTGGAGTCAAGCACAGGTGTGCTCCTTCATGTGAGGGTTGGAAGAGAGGGGAGCGGAGGTTGTGCTCATCACACCACCCGCGTCTCTGTGTTGACCAGGGAGTCGCTGCACCGAATCGGGATGCCGCGATAGGTCAACGTCGGCTTGCCCGCCCACTGCTCGATGGTGAGCAGCATGTTGGTCTTGTTTTGGGCTTGGAGGTCGAGCATCCCCATGAGCGTGCGGTTGGCGTAGAAGCACGAGCGGCCAATCGTCACGGTGGGGTCATCGGAGGTCTGCACCGGCGCGACACCAGCCGGCATCACCGGAGGCTTGTACACCATCGCGTTCATCACCGAGATGAGGTCGAGGCCGGTCTTGGGGGCCAACAGTGTCACATCGATGTTGCACGCGCGGACAGCGTAACGCCAGTCCTCAATCGCGAGGCCGATGTTCCAGCGCAGCCAATGTTGCCAGGACAGGAACGGGCGGGCGCTAGCGTCGTAGGTGTTCTGGCGGCCCATGTCGATCATTTGGAGGCCGGCGGGCATGCCTTCGGGGAAGATCGTGTGGATTTGCTTCTCGCCCCAGGTGATCAGCCAGAGGGAGGTGTTGGTCGATTGCGTCCCGCCGCAGTCGATCACGTTGTTGGCGATTTGGGAGGTGGAGGTCGTAACCGTGTTGTAGATGTTGGCGAAGCCGGTGAAAGTGGTCGGGGAGGTGGTGTTGTTGGAGTAGAAGATGTCCGACGCGACCTTTTGGGTCATCGCTTGGGTGTGGAGGCGAGTTTCCTGCGCCCGCATCTCGGCGGCTTGGCCGCCTAGTTGCATGAGGGAGTCATCGATCACGATCAGGTCGGGGTACTCCACGCAGGTTTGGACCTGCTTGGCGACCCCGGCGAGGGTGGCGCTGACGCCTTGGTTGTACGAGCGGGTGGAGATGGTCGGGAGCTTGACCACTTGCGTGAACTCGTACGCGTTGCCCGATTGGCACTCGCGCGCCATCATGTCAACGAGGATGCCGTTGTCCTGCGACAACAGATTAACGAGGGGGGCGATCTTGCCGTCGAGATTGTGGCGGAGGCCCCATTCGGAGTAGGTGAAGACTCCGGGAGTTAGCGTAGCCATTAGGAGGTTCCTAAGCGTTCATGTTGGGGAACAGTTGTTGCCCCAAGGTTTTCGGGAGGGCGCGACCGTCTTTGCCGTTGGGAGCCGGGCGACCTGGGACCGCCGGAGCACCTTCGTTAAGCGCGTTCGCGATGGAGAGCATCATCTTGGCGAGTGCGGGGTTGTTCCCTGCGCCGTAGGCGTCAAGTGCGGCCTTGGCTTCGGGGGACCCGTACACGTCCCACAACTTCCCGATGGCTTCGGAGGACTTCTCTCGCGTCGGTCCTGAGAACTCGGGCATGGAGTTGAGTTGCGCGATCCACTCGGCTTGTTGGGCGGAGTGGACAGCGAGTTGGGCGGCAGAGGCGGCGGATTGGGCCTCCACGAAGAGGTCGAGCAGGCCTTGGGCCTTGTCGGCGGGGACGCCCGCTTCGGCGAAGGTGGACTTGGCCTTGGTGAGCAGGCCCTCATCGACGGTGAAGGACTCTGGGAGCTTGAGGTCGTACTCGATGGGGGCCAGGGCCTCAGCGGGAGGTTCACCTTCAGCAGGCGTCTCCGTAGCGGCTTCAGCGGACGCTTCCGACGCGGCAGGCTCGACGGCCACTTCCACCCCAGCCGCAGCCGACGGTTGCGCCACGCCGCCCTCAGGGAACAGCGCAGCGGCGGTGGAAGTGGCCGGAGCCTCGGCAGCAACGGTGGGGGTTGCTGCTGCGGGGGCCTCAGTCGTCGGAGTAGGCGTCGGGGCTTCCGACATAATTCGCGTCCTTCTTGGTTAGGGAGGCCTCAACGGCCATGGCCTCGTTGGTCATCAGGATGTATTCGTTGGGCGTGAAGGAGGTCACATCGCGGAGGAGGCGGAGTCCCGCGTTGCGAAGGCCGACCTTCATGCAGAGCTGCGCGTGGTCAAGGTCCTCGGATTGTTGGAAGATTTGGGCCTCGGTTAGGCGGAGCCACACCCAGCGGCGGCCGTCGGGTTGGGACATTAGGGAGGTGATGACGATTTTGTCCGTCACGCGGTCGCGCTTGGACTGCGCAGCGCGGGAGGCGATTTGGCGTTCGTTGGTGGTGGAGGTCATGCGGCACGACCAAGCATGGCCTGCAACGCACTTTGCCCCCCACCAACGTCCGTGTTACTCAGCGTCTCCGCCCCCTGCGCCATGGCGGAGCCGGTTTGCAACGCCTGTTGCTGTTGAAGTTGTTTGCCTCGCGCAGCGCGGATGGCGGCTATGGCCTCGGGGGTGTTCTGGAGGTGGGGCGGGATGTTGAGGAGGTCGCCGTAGGTCTCGATGGTCTCATCCGAGTTCACATTGTCCATGGCATCGGGCTTCACGGCCACGAGGCCGCCCGCGAGTTGGAGCCAGCGCTCAATGGCGGAGGTGCTCGCCGCGCGTTGGGCGTCCGCGAGGATGGAGATGTATTGGATTTCGATTGGCGCGCCAGAGATTTCGGCGGGCGCGGGCGGGAACAGCTTCCGCCGTTGCATGATCGCGAAGGTGCGCTCGATGATTTGGTCAAGGCCCTCGTTCTCGGTGCGTTCAATCACGGGGCCGAGGAGGATCAGCTTCTCCTCCCGCGCAGCGTCAACCCAAGTGGCGGTTTGGACTTTGTCTTCCGCGGAAATCATGCGGAAGAGGGGGGTGAACATGACCTCCTCGATGCGGGATTGGACCTCCCGAATGTCCTCCATCATCTCTGCGATGCGGGGCTCGAATTGGAAGGCGGGCTTGAAGCCGATGTTGGGGTCGATGGAGTAGGTCACATCGCCGGGGAGGATGCTCATCGGCTCGTTCTTCATTGACGCGGGGGCCACCATCGGGGGGCGCACCATCTTGTCAATGGCCTCAGCCTTACGGCGCTGCTCGGTTTGAATTTGGCGGACGGCGGGCAGGGCGTCCATGCCGGGGGAGCGGCCGTAAGCGTCATTGGAGGTCACGTCCCACCGAAGGCCGACGAAGGGGATTTCGCGGAAGCCGGACGCGCGGAGGACGAACCCTCGGTTTTGGGACTGCGTACCGGCATTCGTCGTGCTTTCCCAAAACACCTCGCGGTAGGGGAAGGTCTTGGGGACGAGGTAGGGTTGCTCGACGCCGCCCAGGTACACGGGGAGATTCGGCTCGATAGCGTGGCCGATGACGATTTCGGTGTCCTGCGAGGACGCGGACTTCGCGAGGTTCTGCGTCCCCGAGCTCAACGCATCCAGCCCAAACTCCTTAACCGCCTCGGCGATAGTATATGTGTACTCCCTATACGCGGTATCCACGCGAAGGGTGTTGTCGAGGCCGAAGAAGAACTCACCAACGGGGGAGTTGAGGAAGCGGATAACGGTTTGGGGGTCTTCGTATTGGATTTGGAGGGCGGAACCGAAGACGACGAGGCCATGGTACGCGTCTCCGAGGGATTGATAGAGGTTGGACTTGGCGTAGACGGCGAGCATCCGGGTGGTGCACTCGGAAAGCCACTCCTTCACGGGGCCTTCAGGAAGGTCGTCCTGGCCTTGGATGCCGAGGCGGAACCAGGGTTTGGTGGGGGAGGTGAGACCGGCGAGGAGCCCCGTGGCGAGCGTGCGCGCGGCGACCAACCCGGTCTCGTCTACGATTGCGCCGTTGATGGGCGAGCCTTTGGAGTAGTTGTTGGGGGTGGCGAAGAACTGATACTTACGCGGGAGGAACATCTCCGCGAGTGAGCTCCAATGGGACCACCACGGGATGCGGTAGCCCCGCATAGTCTCCATGCGGTCGCCACACCACCGCGCGGTGGCGTCCACAACGTCTTTGTTGACTTTGGTGAGGTCAATGGACATGGGCGACCTCAACGATTTTGGTGTTCCGTTTGCTTTGCGTTTTATCGTTCTGTTTTTCCCTCGCGTAGAGGGAACACCGTAAATCGTGCAGCGGCAATCGGCACCTACTGGGCCTGTTTTGGGGCGCCTCTCGGGACGTCCACCGTCCAACACTCCCTTGGGAAATCGCGGGGGCAATGTTGGACGGATTGGGGGGACACACATGAGTGGTAGACATGGGGGTGCGAACCGGCTGCTCCGCATTCGAGTTGGGGACGTTAACGAGCGCCGTCCCGGGGCGCTCAAGGGTGGAGGAGTTAACCAAGGGTTTTCTTGCCCCCACTGATCTGCGGCGCGCGGTTGTTGCCCGTGATGAGCGTCCCGTTCGCATCCCCCTCAGCCGGGCCGAACAGTGACGTGCCGCTGCTCCCGAGGAACGAGGGCGCTTGCGGGGCCTGTGGGGGTTTGGGCGGCTTGGGGCCGAGGGCTTTGGAGGCCAGAGGGCCGAGGACGCTGGCGGCGAGGGTCGCGCCTTGGAGAGCCGTGATCCCGCTCGTGGCAGCGGTCGCCCCTCCGGCTGTTGCAGCCGCACCCAATCCCGCCGCAGCATCAGCCGCAGTCAACCCGCCAACTGCCGCCGTGCCGAGTGTGTCGGCGGCAGCAAGGCCCGCTGTTGCGGCAGTACCAAGGCCCGCTGCGGCGGTTGCGCCAACTCCTGCGGTCGCGGCAGTGGCGGCGGCGGCGGTTCCTGCGGTGGCCCCCGCCCCACTCAGCGCCGTCGCGCCTTCAATGGCGAGGGAGATCGGGTCGAAGCCCATGTCAGTGAACTCCCTGTGACGGGGGGCGGGAGAAGAAGTGCTCGGGGATCGGCGCTTCGCGTTTGGCCCACCCGTTAACTTGCTCCCCATACGCCAGCGGATCGTATTCGGACTTCATTTGCGTGCGACCGCGCCATGCGGTGGTGGCGACCGGGAACGCGAAAGTGAGGGCGATGGCGTCCGCGATATCGGGGGAGTCCTCCATCTCATCCTTCGGGGTGAGCACGATGGCGTCCTGCTTCCCCTTCACCTTGGAGTGGCCGTACTCAACGGCGATGAGTTGGTCGAGAAGGTCGCGGTCGTTGGGGAGGCATCCGCCCTCGCGCAGCCAAGTGCGGAGGGAGAGGTACATCTCGGCGCGCTTGTTGGCCGCGAGGTCGCCACCGAGGGGGACAGAGGCCGCGCCCCCGAATTGGACTTCGATGGGGCTGTGCCCCAAGTGGCGGAGGAAGTCAATGACACCCGTGCCGACACCGCCACCGTCGATGAAGATGGCGTCCGGGTTGTGGAGGCCCTTGAGCGCGGCGACTTGTTGGCCGAGTTCAACGTTGTTGAGGCCCCGATAGCGGAGGAGGGGGATCGTGCGGGCGTCCTTCCCCCGGCGGAAGAAGATGACGGACTCATCGTCGCCCTGACGCGCCACGTCCACACCCATGATCAGGGGCTCGCCGTAGAAGGATTGGGGGTCGCGGTTCATCGCCGCGCGGATGTCTTCGGAGGAGATGAGCTGAGCGGCGCTCGATGAGGGAAACTCGCCGAGCCACCGCTTTTTGATGTGGTCGGAGTCAACGCCCCACAGGGCGATCTGCTTCTCGATGTAGTCCTTGTTGGTGAAGCTGACCTCGCGCGAGTCCACCTTAAAGGTCTTCCAGAACTGGCCCTGGCCCTCAGTGTCGAAGCACTCGCGGAAGCGCCCCGTGTTCCGGGTGGGGTTGCCCATGGCGAACCACAACAGCTCGGTGTCCTTCTCGCCCATCACGCCATCGATGTTTCCCAGATG